AGATGTAGATGCACCAGGTGGCGCTATTCGTGAATCCTTAATGTTGATTCCTTACAAAGAGCCAAGTCAAACTTTATTTGCACTACTAGGATTTGTTGTAGATGCAGGTAGAAGATTTGCTTCGATTGCAGATAACAAGATGGGCGAAGGTTCACAAGCTAATCCTGTTGGTACTACTATGGCTATCATGGAACGTGGTACAAAAGTTATGAATGCTATTCATAAAAGATTACACCACGGACAAAAGTTAGAGTTTAAATTACTAGCAAAAGTTTTTGCTGAGAGTCTTCCACAAGAATATCCTTATGCAGTTTTAGGTGGTAACAGAACAATTAAACAAGCAGACTTTGATGAGAGAGTAGATATCTTACCTGTATCAGATCCAAATATATTCTCTATGTCTCAAAGAGTTACCCTTGCTCAAACGCAATTACAAATGGCAACTTCTAATCCTGAAATGCACAACATGTACGAAGCTTACAGACGTATGTATGATGCACTAGGAGTAAGAGACGTAGACAAATTATTACAAAAACCTGCTCAACCGCAACCTGAAGATCCCGGTATGGAGAATTCTAAGGCTTTACAGATGATGAAACTTCAAGCGTTTCCTGGTCAGGCACACGAAGCACACATTAATGCTCACAGAGCGTTTATGAGTTCCTTTTTAGTTGCTAATAACCCTCCTACAATGGGTGTCTTGCAATCTCATATATCAGAACATATATCATTAATGGCAAGAGAAGAGATTGAAGCAAAGAATGCTCCACTTATGGAAGAACAAGCAGCACAATTCGGTGGTCAACTACCTCCAGAGTTAATGCAGCAGTTCCAAATGCAGAATGAGAAGGAAATTGCAGAGAAAATTACTGAAATGACTAACGATATGGTTGCTGAAGAGCAAGACTTTATGAATAGAAAAGACGAAGACCCTCTTATTGACCTAAAACAACAAGAAATTAACTTAAGAGCACAAGAAATTGACCAAAATAGACAATTAGCAGAGCAAAAAATACAATTAGACGTTGCAAAGCTAGGTTTTGAGGGAGAAAAACTAGAACAAAAGGATCAAGCAGAACAAGAGAAGCTAAAAAGTGAAGAAGATATGGCAATGTTGCGTTCTGAAACTGCTTTAGCAGGGAAAAGAGGCTAAAACGATGGGTTTATCTAAGGCATTAATAAAAAAACTTAAACAAAAATACAAAACACGTAGAGGCTTTGCGGTAGAAGATACGCCAGGTAACATCAGAAAACAAATGAAGACTGGAACCTCCGTATCTAAGTATGCTGACGGTGGTATTATATCTAAGAAAAAAACACTTAAGAAAAAAGCAGGTAAAAAATCAAAAGGTAAATAAATGATAAAGAAAACTATGATTGAACAGCAATCGGCATTAGATGAAGTAGATGAGTTTATTGAACAATACGTAGGAGATCCTTTATTACTTAGTGCTGCTTTAATTGTAGCTGCTAAGAAAATTTATCAGGATAATTTAGGTGTGAAAGAAACAAAAACAATGTTAGAATTATTTGCAAATGATGCAGAAGTGTCATATTCAAGAGTAACTGTTCATTAGAGGAGGAACTGATATGTGTGAATGTTGTGATGGTCAGTGTTTAGGAAGGTAAGTAAAATGAAACTATTAAAAGATATTTGGGGATGGATTAAAGAATGGAATGACTGGGGTATGTCAGACTGGATTAAAGCCGGTGTTGTTGCTGTAGTCGTTGTAGTAATCTTATCAAAGATACTTAGTTAATGTTATCTCTTTTATTAAAACCATTGATGGGCGTTGCTAGCAACGCCGTCAGTGGATACATAGAAACTAAAAAAGCTAAGACAGAATTAAAACTTACAACTATAAAAGCAACTCAGAAATTAAAAGAAGATCAAATCGCAGGTAAAGTTGCTTGGGAAGCATCTGCAGTAGACCAAATGAAAGGATCGTGGAAAGACGAGGTAAGTTTAATAGTTTTACTTTTACCTGCCGTATTAGTATTCACACCTTGGCAAGAACATATTCATAAAGGCTTTCTCGCCTTACAAGATTTACCATCGTATTATCACAATTTATTATATATTGCGATTTCTGCAAGTTTTGGTATTAAGGGAGCACAAGGAGCTGCAAAGCTGTTTAAAAAATAATGGATAGTATATATTTAGCGGACAAAATGTTTCGTTTAATTAGAACTAGACAAAAACAAATTACTGATATAATAATTAGTAATCAAGTCAAGGACTGGAATGATTATCAAAATCATTTAGGTCAACTTGATACATTAAATTACTTAGAACAGGAACTCTCGGACCTGCTAAAAAAGAAACAGGAGCAAAATGACTAACTTAATACTACCAGAGCACGTTGCTAAAAGACGTGCAAAAGAAAAAGCCGAACAAGAAGAAGTCTTAGAAAAATCAAAATTACCCGTACCAACAGGATGGCGTATTTTAGTATTACCTTACAAAGTTAAAAGTAAAACTAAAGGCGGTATTTTATTATCAGATAAAACTGTAGAAGATAGTCAGATTGCAACTAACGTAGGTTTAGTTATGGCTGTTGGACCAGATGCTTATGATGATAAAATTAAATATCCAAACGGACCTTGGTGCAAAGAAAAAGATTGGGTGATTTTTGCCCGATACGCTGGTTCTCGTCTTAATATAGATGGAGGAGAATTGCGCATACTTAATGATGATGAAATACTAGGGACAGTAAATAGTCCGGAAGATATTTTATCAGCAGTAACTCACTAACATGGAAGGATTACCATGCAGCAACCACAAACACAAATAGAAACCAATAAATCAGACCCTATGGTAGAATTAGATATCGGAGGAGACTCTGTTGACGTTGAATTAAAAGATAAAGAAAATGTTTCTAAAGTTGAAGAAACAAAATCAGAAGCAATTAAAGTAAAAGAAAGCACTGAAGCTAAAGAAGAAGTAAAAGACGAAAGAGAAGAATATAGTGAAGGTGTTAAAAAAAGAATTGATCGTTTAACTTATAAAATTCGTGAAGCAGAACGAAGAGAACAAGCGGCAGTTCAATTTGCTCAAAAGATTAAAGAAGAAAAAGATTCTCTTGAAGGTAAATTTAAAGAATTAGATGACGGATACGTTAATGAGTTTACAGGAAGAGTACAATCTCAATTAGAATCAGCAAAAAACAATTTAAAAAATGCTGTAGCTAAAGGAGATATTGATGCTCAAGTAAGTGCTAATCAGCTTCTTGCTAAGTTAGCAATTGAAGAAGAACGTATTAAAGCTACTGAAGTACAAAGGAAAGCCACTGCAGATCAAGCAGATAACGCTGGACAAGTAGTGCAACAACCTGTACAAAATAATGTAGCGACACCGAAACCAGATCCTCGTGCTGAAGCTTGGGCTGAAAAGAACGAATGGTTTGGTAAAGATGAAACAATGACTTATGCTTCATTCGGTATCCACAAAAAACTTGTCGAACAAGAAGGATATGATCCTACTTCAGATGAGTATTATGATGAAGTTGATAAACGCATCAGAACAGAATTCCCTCACAAATTTAATGATGGTGGGGAAGTCCAGGGAAGCAACAAACCCGTTCAGACTGTTGCATCCGCTACTAGGACCTCAAGAACTGGACGCAGAACTGTTAGACTCACACCCTCTCAGGTAGCAATAGCTAAAAAACTTGGTGTGCCACTAGAAGAATACGCAAAACACGTGAAGGAGGCGTAATAACATGGAAGATAATAATGAAACTGTGAAGAAGACCTCACGCAAAGCCGAAACCCGCGAAAAGGTTGCTCGTAAGAGGGGATGGGTTCCTCCCTCAAACTTAGACGCACCAGAACCACCTGAAGGATTCCATCATAGATGGGTTAGAGCAGAATTTAGAGGCGAAAGTGACGAAAAAAACGTCATGGGCCGTTTAAGATCTGGTTATGAATTTGTCAGAAATGATGAATATCCTGACAGACTGGATTTACCTTCTGTAACGGATGGTAAATATAAAGGTGTTATAGGAGTGGGTGGATTATTATTAATGAGATGTCCCGTTGAAGTTAAAGAAGACAGAGATGCCTACTTTAAACGTTTAACAGATGAACAGACAGCCTCAGTTGAAAATGATCTAATGAAAGAAGAGCATCCTAGTATGCCTATCCAACAAGGTAGGCAGAGTCGAGTAACGTTTGGTGGAAAAAAAGACTAATGATTAGACTTTTTGCCATCAAATCTATTATTGTAAAGGATGATAAACAATGGCAAATATAGATGCCCCATTCGGTCTTAGACCGATAGCAAAAAATGGTCAGAATCCGAATAATGGTGGACAAACTCAATATCTCGTAGGTGGCTCACAATCTACTGCAATTTTTACAGGTGATCCCGTCAAACCAAAAAATGACGGTACTGTAGAAGTAGCAACAGCAAGTGACGCTCTTCTAGGGGTATTTATGGGTGGTTTCTACACTGATCCAACTACTAACAAACCAACATGGAACGCTTACATACCAGCAAGTTTAGCAACAACTGATGCTAAAGCTTTTGTATGTGACGATCCTCAACAGTTGTTCATTGCACAGCAAGATTCAGTAGGATCTGAGCTAGGTACAAGTTCAATTAACTTAAACGCCAACTTAACATTTGGAGCAGGCAGTACTATTACTGGTGTTTCAGGTGTTGAGATTGATTCAAGCACAGGTGCTACCACAGCTACCCATCAAGTAAGATTGCTTCACTTCTACGATGTTCCATCGAACACAATCGGAGAAAGTCATTCAATCTTTGTGATTAAAATTAATAATCACGTAATGATGGCTGGTACTGGTACAGCTGGTATATAGAGAGGGAATAGATAATGGCAATAAATAGAAGTCAATTAGCCAAAGAGCTAGAACCAGGCCTGAACGCCCTCTTTGGACTCGAGTACGCTCGTTATGAAAACGAAGCTGCCGAGATTTTTAGTCAAGAATCTTCTGACAGAGCTTT